TGACATACCGTGACCGACACTCGAGTTGGCTGCACGAATAAACCACTTTGACCCGTCGGGCATGGTGACTTGGTTGCGACCGTACGACCGCATAAGTTTTGCACCAAACCGCAACTCGAGAATGTCAGCAAGTTTGTCATACAACATGACCGCCAAGTCGAGACGGTGCGCGGTACTCAGCACGGTTTGGGGTTGCCCCCGGTGCTTAGGCATCTCGGTCAGCCACCAACCCACCAACGCCGTCAACGCAACCGTCTTACCGTTCTGTCGCGCCGTACTAACCATCGACATACGATGCAAAAAATCCCCGTCGCCATCAAAAAGAAGCTGACCGTCAAGAACCCTCTGCTGCCAAGGCATCAACTCAATACCAAGATGCTGTAAAGCCCAGCCCCCCACCTCAGCCCCAAACGAACCAGCCGCATCAGGCCACACCGTCTCCAATCTGAGATAATCCTGAGTTGGGTCGGGGTGATTTCTTTTTTTTCAGTAAAAAACCGTTTTGGTTTTATTTCGTTTATGCCGTTTTGTCGCATTGCTTCGGCTCGAATTGTTTGTCGTAGTTCGTTGCGTTGTGTTACGTAACGGTGACCGAGTGTGTTGTTGCATTTGGCGCAAATGCCTCTGAGGTTTGTTAGTTCGTGTCCGCCGCCTGCGTCTATTGGGATTATGTGATCGACTTGGGTGCTGGGTTGCCGGTTGCAGACGGTGCAGGTGGGTTGTTCTCGTAAGACCACCCCCCTGTTTTTGGTGTACTCGTAGTCGTGGTGGCTGGTCATGCTCACGCCCTCGCGTTGCTCGGTTGTGCTAGCGCGCGCTGTCGCGCTTGCTTGCGTTTGATGTGGCTGGCCATGTTGTCAACTTTATGTCTGTGGTTTGTTTTTGGTATGTCAATCTTATTTGTTTTGTGATGAGACCTAGTGCGCTATGCCCCCCCGTCGTCTGCCTCACTCGACACCCTAACTCTTTAACGCAATTTGCCTGACCACGTGTTACCACGTGCGTCATCTACCCACGTTGCCGTGTGTCACCAACCGCCGTTGCACCGGCTTAGGTCATGCCCGTAATTCAGTTGTCTTGTTTAAGTTAGATCATTTTTTCTTGCGTGACATGCCCGTATCTTTGCCAATACTGTTTCACGATTGCAACTTGTTTTTTGTTTTCGCCGAACATGTGACTGGTCATTGTTTGTACGGCTTGTTTTGATCGCCTTAAACGTCGAGCAATAATCGTTGTTGAACGGCCTTGTGAGTGCATCAACGCCAATATTTGCAAATCGTTAATTGTCCAGCGTTTACTGCTTAATTGCGCGCGACGTTTTTTTTGTTGTTTGTTTGACATTGGCACTTGTTTAACTTCTTGTGCAAATGTCGCACCATATTTTTTTATTAACAATTCCAATAGCATTTCTTGTTCTTTGTTTAACATAATTAACCTTTCTAGTTGTTTTTTGTTTCGGCTATTTTTAATGCGTCAATAACTTTGCTTATATCTCGTTTAGTTAACTCGCCCGACGTATGCACCTCACGGCCCAATGTGGCGCTAATGAACGTTTTAAGATCGTCGCCTTTAAGCCCCTGACCGTTCGCCAACGCCCGCATCATGCCCAACTGTTTCGGTGTCGCATACTCGACGTGTGGTTCGTCGGGAAATGGCACTTCGACATCGTGGATCGGTACAACTGGGGCAAGTTGCCCGATTGGTTGCCGTGACTGTGCGGCCTCAACCTCGTTACGTGACGCGATTGATTTACTGATACCGAACCCCATGTAGCCGAGCGCTCGACCTAACGCCGACGTGTAACCAACCTCGTTTTCGCTCATTTTCGTATACGGTGTACGGCCGGGATATATTTCGCACGCTGACGCGATTGCTGGTATTGGGTCGTTAGCGTCACGCCAAACGGTGACCGTGCAACGAATAAAACATGATTTGTCGGGCATCTCAATAATCTCGCGTGCTGTTTCTTGTATGCGTAGATCAGGATATTTTTTTAACGCCATGTTCAACCGTGTCGGTACGTCAACATAGTTGTCAAGATTAAAACCGCTCATAGCGACTGCCATATTGTGAGCCGTTGCGCGTGATCGTGTTTGCCGCCACGCTCAGCGTAAGCAATCTCACCCGTGTTACGAATAACGCCTCGACGCTGAGCGACCAGCAGTCGAGCCGTCATGCCTTTAGTAACAGGAAACGACGCACCCAACTCGTACCAAACCTGATCGGCGGTAAAGCGTGGCAACATACGTGCCATTTTGCGTATCGCCGCGTCAACACGATCTTGCTCTTGCGGTGTCCATTTAGCGTTTGCGCTGACTTGGCTTTCGGCCATTGCAATACGCATACGGTTTTTGTCATGTTTAGTTAGCACGATGCACCATGTTTTCTAAACGCTGTATCTCTGCTTCGTTTTCGTTTAATCGCAGTTGCTTAATACCGATTTCAATGTCGCGCTCTTTGACGCGCTCGTGCAGATCGTTGATGATGCTCAACAAGTATTTTATTTCGATACGTGTTTGGTTGAGTGTGTCGATTAGTTCGCCGTCGTCTAAAACGTTGCGATCGTCAATTTCGTGTTGAATTTTGCGTAACGTGCTACGCGCCGCCAATTCCCACGGGTTATATATCGGCACTTTGTTTTGTGTGATGTCGTTCATCACTTGCATTAGTGCTTTGAACTGTGGGTCAGTTCTCGGGTCGATGTTCTCGGTCATCTTTAGCCTTTCGTTTGTTGGTGACTGACATTATCAGGTACGTGTACGCGGTTAAGACTGTTGCAACAAACAAGTGTTTTAAAGTGACCATGCACGCCAGCCGTTCGAGTATCTGTAGATTGCCAGCGCCGACCGCAAATTGTTTTCTAAGTCAAATAGGTCGTCGCAATCACGTATCAGGCCGTATGCCTGCAGGTAGCCGTTTGCAAAATATTTTGACGGTTTGCACCAAAATTGGTTGATTTGCATCGCGCCGTTTGACCCCCCGTTTGGGTCTTTGGCGTTGAACGCGTCAGGCTTACAACGGCTTTCACGGTACGCGATTGCAACCACGGTCGTCAGTTCGGTTTCGGGCCAGCCGACGTGTCGAGCCATGTCAAACACCGTCTGACACGCGTCAGGTTGCGTTATAGGCGTACTTTTAATTGTTGTCGGGGGTAGAGGCGCTGCAGGTTCTAGCCCCTGCCAAACGGTGATTGGTGCTGGTTGCCGTTCTGCCGGTGTTGGTTTGTCGGGTTGCCATAACGTCAAAATTGACATGGCGCTAATGAATAGCGATATGGCTAGTTTGCTGATAAGTGTCATAAACGACCTACTTTCTCGGTAGGTCATTTACCTTACACGACTGGCGGCGCTGATTGTGGCAATGCCCCAAAAACGGTTAACCAACGCTGTTTTGCGATGATCGGGTCGTTAGCGATATGTGGGTCAATCTCTATGTGATACCAGTCGCCTTGCTCGACTGACGGTAGCGGTTGCCATGTGCCCCTGTCGCATTTCCATGATCGTTGCAACGCGTAATCAATCACAAGTTGTATGCCTAAATGGTTCGCGTTCTCTAAACATTTGACAATAAACGCCAATGAGACTTTGCGGCCGTCTTGCATACCCAACTTTTTTTGCGCCAGCCAACGGTACGACAAATCCATTGCTAGTCCGCGCGCGTGGTTGCTGATCGTGCCGGGTCGGCCTCGTACGTCGCGTACGACCCATGTGCCGTTATTCCACAAACTGCCGTTGCTGTGTTGGCAGGCAAGTGTCGCCCATTTTGTTGTGCCAGCCAACGGCGACTTAACGACTGGTTGTGCCGTGATCGTGTACGGCCTATTCGACATCGTTAATTTCTTGTTGTTTGCTGTTTTTTATTCCGTTTGACGCAACAAGACCCGACAACGTGCCGGTCAAAAACACGACAATAGTTGACATTAGGTCAATAAACGCTGCGTCGTTTGGTGATTGTTCGAGTGGTTGCGATACAAAAAGCAGTCCCCAAATCATGCCAAGCACGATCAGGCTAAATACGACTGATAACAATACGCCGACGGTAACAACCATGCGTGCGTGTAATTCGTTTGCGTTGTATCTGTAGCGCCTCATGGTGTTATACCGCACCTATCGGGTACGTTGCATATTGCGATGTTTCGCACTCGTGCTTTAGTTGTTGGTGTGTTGTCGCGTGTTGTTTCGCACCCGACCAGTAACAAGGCGATAACCAGCCAACGCACATTAGGGCTCGACTGGTTCAATTTTAGGTGTAACAAAATTTGTGCCGTTCCAAATGTCGCCTATTGCAGGATATTTGCCACGAATAGTTGCATTATATGAACAGCGTTTCACATAGAAATTATTATTGTTTAGTCTGTTGCCGTAGAACTGTTCCCACGCTTCAGTTGAACCACCAACTTGTGTGCCGTCTAAATCTGTTTGGGTAACAGTTTCATCAACGCCCGTTATTACTTCGATGACCGTGTTGTTTGTGTTTTCAATGATTGCGTAGTGTGCCATTATGACCACCTAACCAAACCGCTGCCTGCGGTAATTGTTGCCCGTTTGTAACCGCCCGACGCGGCGCTTTCTGTGCCTGTCAAACCTGCACCAAAAGTTATTGTAAGCGTGTCGGCGTAACGCAAAATAACTACACCTGATGAACCCGCACCACCGTTGCCAGGATTGTTGCCACCACCACCACCACCGCCACCGCCACGATTAACTGTGCCGTTTGTGCCGTTGCCTGTTGAACTTCCGTTACCGCCGTTTGATGAACCGCCTGTGCCACCTGTGCCAGCCGTATTGACACCACCGCCACCGCCACCTGAATAAGTAACGCTTGAACCCGAAATACTTGACGCTACACCTGCACCACCCGTACCACCTGTTGTTCCTACGCCTGCAGCACCAAGCGCACCTGCACCACCGCCACCGCCATAAGGCTGACCTGCAGAAGTAGACGCACCTGAGCCACCCGCATAACCTTGATTAGTAGTGCCACGACCAATGTTTGCAGCACCTGTCGTTATTGCTTCGCCACCACCACAACCGCCATCTTGTGCAGCAAATTGTTGAAAACCTGAACCTGAACCGCCACCATTTGCAACGATCGTATTGAATTGCGAAAGACCACCATTGTTTGCTTGAACCGTTGCAGAGCTGCCGTTATATTCACCGCCTGCACCACCAGCGCCGACAATAACTGGATAATCGTTATTTGTAAATAAACTTTGTGCGCTTTCAACCGAACCGCCACCACCAGTAGCAGTTACGCTGCATCGAAGTCCGCCGCCGCCGCCACCACCACCGTCGCCGCCGCCGCCACCACCAGCAGCCAACACGAGGAAATCAACAGTAATTGCATTTTGTGGTTTGCCACCGCTAAAAAAAATAGCAGCACTAGCACTCGTAAAATAAAGCGTGCCACCCCCCCATTGTGCCAACGCTAAAGAACCTGCCGTAGTAACCGTTGCCGTACCTGCCGTAATTGTGCAAGTACCCGCACCAATGTTTTGTATAAACAAAGTATCGCCAGCACTAAACAAACTTGTATTCACCGTAATCGTTGTAGAACTTGCACTATTCATCACAACTCGAGTGCCGACATCTGCTGCAACAAGCGTGTAACTAGCGGTCTTTGTGCTAACCGTTTGATTATATGCGTTGGTTTGCAAAGTGGTCATTTGTGCGGCCGTTAAAACTTGCCCTGCGGTAAATGTCTGTAATGCCATAGTGCCCCTAACTTAGCGCATTGTTTGTTGAAAGTGTGCCATAGGTGATGTCGTCAAGAATAAGATCGTTCAACACAACCGTTTGACTGGTGTACAACGTGACCCTGTGGCCTGTCGCCACGTTAATTTCGTGGTCAATGCCTTCGATCGCTAAATCTTGTGTAATCGTAAGCGGTGTGCCTGTCGTATAATTTTTGGTGATCTGTATTGTGTTACCAATTTCTATTGGTGCAAGCGTGTTTTTTTGTGTTGTAGTTAACGACGCAAACGTTGTACTAATTGACGTAAAACGCGGTATTGGCGTACCGTCAAGCAAATAATTAGCCAACGTTGCCGCTTGAGCGTTGCTCGACAACAAACTGTCCAATATCGTTTTTGATTGCACAAAGTATTCTGCGATACTTGCCGCGTCAGTAGCGGTCTGCACCGTGCCACCAGTCTCAATTTGGACTGCGGTGCTGTTAACAATGTTTTGTTGGTCAAATTCAACACCCAACACGTCATACGGTGTTTGCGTACCTGTGTCGCTAAAAACAACTGTCGGCGTGTCAAGCGTCGTGCCGATACGCGACTGCATTGTCAACACGCCTGCACGATCAACGAAAATACGACCCTGCTCGGCTTCGTTAATACGGTTGACGTACTGGTTTGCGTTAGTGCCCTCGTCAATCACAAACGCACCCAACGTCGCCGTTGGACTTGCCGTAATGCTCGTAGTGCCTGTATATGGAATTAATGCGAGCACGGTCGTTAGTCGAGCCGCCGACGTTTCTACGATCGGTGTTGTTTCAGGCAATGTTGCTTGTGCCAACGTGTAAATATCGTCGGCGCACGCAACGTTATACCGCGTCAAACCACCTAAAACATATTGTTGTCCATAACTAATGACTTTGCCGTAAAACAAATATTCGCCATTACGCGACAAACGTATCGGTCGCAACGGCCCTAAACCCGGTTGATCGGTTGACGTGTTGTAGTAAATGCTTGACGTGTTAAACGGGTCTAGCGCACGTTGGTTGTTTGGTTGGAACATTGACACAAACATTTGACCAGCGCCAAACGCGTCTTCGACTTGTTTGCGGCCGCGTGTAATGCTGATGTTGTCAACGTATTGTGTGATGTCTTGAAAGTCCTCGCCGTTGCCGTCTAAAACGTCTGTGCCGTTCAACAAACTTTCGTCAAGGGTAAACGCCTCAGCGTCAAACCCTAAACCTAATTCGAGCGTGTAAGTGCCGCCAGTAACAAGTGTTGCCGACATTTAACTAGCAATCGCGTCTAGTGGCCCGTAAACCTGTTTGTATTGCAACAACGAATTGTAAACCGCTTGCCCGATCTGTGCGCTAGTCGAAATACCGCCATTTACGTTTACCGTGATTGTGTCGCCGCGTGCCCCAATACGTTCAGCGTTACCGAACGTCGTTAGCGCTGGTGTCGTGTTTTGTATCGTGACCAGACCGCCGCCGCCACCAACACCGCCGCCACCGCCACCAATAGACC